TCAATATTTAAACTAAAACCGCATCCATCATGTCAGGTTTCTTGCACGGGGTCGAAACCCTGGAAGTAAAAAAAGGCGCCGTACCGATTACCATTGTGCGGAGCGCCGTTGTCGGCCTCGTAGGGATCGCACCGAAAGGCCCGGTAAACACGCTGACGCTCGTCAGTTCCAAGAATGACGCCGAGCAGTTTGGCTCCGAACTTGACGGCTTTACCATACCCCAGGCATTGAACGCCATTTTTGCCCAGGGCGCCGGCCAGGTGATCGTCGTCAACGTGTTGGATGAAGGTGATAACCTCGCATCTGTTGTTGATGAAGTTGTCGCCGTTGCCAATGGCAAATTCACATCGGAGTTTCAGCCCGTTGGCAGCAGTTACAGCGTCAAGAACAGCGCCGGTTCCATCACCTACACAGAGGGAACCCATTACTCCAAAGACGACTTTGGCGTGTTTACGATCCTGGACCTCGATACGCTGCCCAATGGCACGTCACTGAAAGTGTCCTACGATTATCTGGACACCACCACATTGACGCCCGAGCAATTTGTTGGCACGGCTGGCGTATCGCCTACCGGCCTGGAAGCCTTTGCCCTGGCGCAAGGTACATTCGGTTTCGATGCCAAAATATTCATCGCCCCAGACATCCAAGAATTGGATTTGGATGGTGTAAACCAAGCGCTCCAAGTTGCTGCCGATGCTTACCGTGGTGTCTGTATTCTGGACGGGCCGAACAGCGGTAGCGTTTCACAGGTTATTGCCGCTCGTGGCAATGCCGGCAGTTTCTACGGCTGGGGCACATCCAGCCAACGGACCATTTTGGCATTCCCGAACGTATTGGTGCCCAACTTGCGCACCGGCAACAGTGACACCCGATCCGTCACCCCGTATGTGGCCGGCGTCATTTGCGCACAGGACAGCGAAAACGGTTATTGGTGGTCGCCATCTAACCGCGAGATCAAAGGCATCACGGCGCCGCTGACAACCATCAGCGCCAGCATAAACGACCCGAACAGCGAAGCCAATCAATTGAATGCTGCCGGGATCGTTACCATCTTCAACGCCTTTGGTACGGGCTTCCGGCTTTGGGGCAACCGCAATGCAAGTTTCCCATCCGCCAGCGATCCGCAAACGTTCATCCCTGTACGGCGCACAGCCGACGTTATCCACGTCAGCGTCGAACAAGCCATGCTCCAATTCCTGGACCGGCCATTGAACCAAGCGATCATCGACGCGATCCGGGAGAGCGTCAATTCGTTTATCCGGACGCTGATCGGGCGCGGCGCCCTGATCGATGGCGTTTGCCGGTACGACGTTACCAAGAACCCGCCGACCGAATTGGCTGCCGGGCACCTGACGTTCGATATCGACTTTATGCCACCGGTTGCCACCGAGCGCATCACGTTCGAATCGTTTATCAATATCGACTACCTCAAAAACCTTAAATAAGAACCGGCCCGGCTGGGCATAAAACACACACACGCCATGTCACTGAAAGTAAACCGGCTCACGAACGCCAATATCTACGTCGATGGCAACAGTTTTCTCGGCCGTGCCGAAGAAATCACCCTGCCCGACATCAAACACAAGATGGCCGACCACAAAGGCCTCGGTATGGTTGGTACCGTTGAACTTTTCAGCGGCATCGACAAAATGGAGTGCAAAATCAAGTGGAATTCTTTTTACGCAGAGGTAATGAAGAAGGCCGCCAACCCGACCCAGGCGGTGCAACTGCAATGCCGTGGCTCCGTGGAAGAATACGGTGCAGCAGGGCGCACAGCCGAGCGGCCCGTGGTGTGCTATGTTACCGGGATGTTCAAGAACGTACCCGCTGGCAACTTCAAACAGCACGATAACGTCGAACTGGAATCCATGCTCACCGTCACCTATGTAAAAGTAGAGTTCGACGGGGCTGCGATCTACGAAATTGATGTTCTGGCCAATATCTACAAAGTGGACGGCGAGGACATACTGGCAAACTACCGGCAAAACCTGGGCATCTAAACCCCAGGCCAAACCGCACAGATAAAACACCTGGGCACCGGGCGCCGTCCCTGTGCCCTTTTTTTAAACAGATAGGTAACATTCACACACATGGAAACCACCACAACAGCAACACCAACCCAACCCGGAACCAAAACCCTGACTTTGCCCAGCGGCAAAACTGCGATCCTTACCGAAGGCAAGGGCAAACACGCGATGGAAGCGGGGCGCATCGCCAACGGCGACCAAACCAAATTCATGCCTGCCCTGGTTTCCCTGCTCGTCGTTTATGATGGCCGGGCAATCGTAATGGAGGATATTGAAGAAATGCCGCTCAATGATTACCTGACAATCATGGCCGAGTTTGGGTCAAATTTTATTTAAGTGCGGAGGATTTTGTGTTCCTTGCGCACTTCTGCCACTTTTCGCACCGGGCTTTAATGGATATGCGGATCGGCGACCTTTTTTGGTGGAGTATTGAAGCCAAAAAATTGCACAACAAACTAAACAAGCCTCCTGACGATGAATAACATTATGCGGGCAGCGATCATCCTCACGGCATACGACCACATGAGCCGTGTCGTAGCCCAGGCAGCAGCCAGGTCGGAGGGCGCTCTACGTGGGTTGGCAGAAAAGTCGCAACGTTACACGACAGCCGGGTATGGACTGATTGGATATGGTGGGGCCATTGCTGCCGGTATGGTGCCCGTCATCTCGGCCTACACAAAACTGGAATCATCCAGCGCCGACCTTGCCAGCCAAATGACCAATGACGCCGGGTTGGTTGGGGACAAGTTTAAAGACGTGAATGCCCTGGCGATTAAGTTGGGCAACATCTTGCCGGGTACAACGGCTGATTTGCAGGGCATGATGATAGAGTTGATGCGTAACGGGCAAGTAGCACAAGACATCCTTGATGGCACCGGCAGCGCGGCGGCCAAACTTGCGATTGTTTTGAAAATGCCATACGCAGAGGGTGCTAAATTCGCGGCTCAACTTGCCATTGCAACCGGTGTCGCTTCCAAGGATATGGAAAAGTTTATGGATGTGATCCAACGGACGCGAAACCTTGGAGTGGAAACCACGGAAATGGGATACGCCTTTGGGCGGGCAGGCTTCAAACAGTTTGGCCTCGGCGGCCTGGGGGATGCCAGTAAATTCGCGGCCCTGTTCAGTACCATTATCCCAATCACAAAGTCAGGGGAAACGGCGGGATCGGGTATGTCCCGGCTTATGACTGCGATCTTTGACCCCAAAAAGATGGCAGCGGCGAACGCGCAATTGCAGCAGTACGGCCTCCATTGGGACTTTGTGGATAAAGCCACCGGGAAATTCAAGGGGGTGGAAAACCTGGTCGGGCAACTGGGGCAACTTGGGAAGTTATCAGACGCACAACGGTTGTCGATACTTACCTCGATCTTCGGCGAAGGCGAGGACAGGAAGATCGCTGCGATCATTGCGGCCAATGGCGTCGCCGGGTACAATGCAGCTGTCCAGAAAATGGCAGCCCAGGGCAGCCTCGACCAAAAGGTGTCCATACAAGCCGGCACAGTGGCCAATCTTTGGGAGGCAGCGGCGGGCACCGTGGAAAACGCTATGGCCGCAATGGGGCAATCCATTGGCCCAGAAATTAAGGCAATCGTCGGTTTGATGAACCGGGCAGCCGCCGCTATCCAAAATTTTGCCAGCCACAATCCCAAACTGTTCAAATTTATTGGGTTGGTTACTGCTGGCGTTTCCGCTGTCCTGATGATCGCTGGGGCGATTAAATTGGTGAATGGTGCGTTGTTGATGATGAACGTTTTGGCAGCGGCAAATCCGGTCATCCTGATAGCGATGGCAGTGGTAGCGGTTGCGGCCCTGATCTATGTTTACTGGAATGACATCGCGGCCTTCTTTAACAAGATTTGGAAGGCAATCGTAGGCTATGCGGTGCAGGCGTGGAACTGGATAAAGGGGGCTTTCCTGGCTGGGGTTAAATTCATTTGGATGGTATTCAGCACTGTAAACCCGCTCGGGATCATCATAAAAAACTGGTCTAAAATAGTACAGTTTTACTCCTGGGTCTTTACATCTATCAAAGGGGTGTTTATGAAGGTTTGGGATTGGCTGAAAGGGCTGGGAGCGAAATTTTGGGAGGCCGGCAAAAACATCGTCACATCCATTATTGACGGGATCATGTCGATGATCGGGAAAGTGGGCGAAGCAATCGGCAACCTGACCAAAAAAATGCGGGCGTTCCTGCCGTTTAGCCCAGCCAAAGAGGGGGCATTCCGTGACCTGCACCGGGTCCAGATTGTCGAAACAATTGCGGGCGCCCTGGTACCTGCGCCATTGGTAAAGGCAATCGGGAACGTCACGCGGGCAGCATTTGGCACCGTGGCCAGAACGCCAGCCCTGGCGCCTGTTGGGGCTGCACAGGGCGGTTCTGGTGGCGGAGTGGTTATACACTACTCGCCGACAGTAAATCTTTCACCTGGGGCAAATGGTGGCGATCTGATGGCGGTGTTACGGACACACAAAGATGAATTGGCCCGGATCATAAACGACGCAATCCAACGCGGGCAGCGGGTAAAATTTTGACGCATGGCATACGCAACTTTCGGCCCTATCACATTTCAGGGGCTTCTTACTCCTGACAGCATCCGGTACACGGAGGCGGCCAAATATGGCGACGTGGCATTGGCCACCGGGCGCCCCAGGTTGCAACACGTCGGGGACGAGTTAACAGAGGTTGGGTTTACGATGCACCTCCACCGGCAATTTGTGGATGTGCCAACCGTTGTCGGGCAATTGCGCCAGGCCAAAGAAGCGGCGACTATTTTGCCGCTCACCGATGGCGCCGGGCAACTGCTGGGGCGGTATGTGATAACACAACTGGGGATAAATGAAATTCAGTGGGCGCCAGATGGTGCGCTCATTGAAGCGATGGTAGATGTTACAGCACGGGAGTTCTACGACCCCAATGCAAACGAAACAGCCCAGCAGGGCGCCGAGGATGCTGCATTTGCAAACGACAGAAGGAAAGTTGTACCTGTGCGGCCTGTGGCTGCACTACCGGGCCGACCTTCCACTATCACGAGCGCATCTGCACGTGATGCCCAATCGCGGGCCGTCGCTGCCCAGGCGCAAATAAAGCGGGCACAGGCGGATACCACGACGGCAGCCAGCCGGTTAAGGCAGGCAAAGGAGCAAATAGAGGCGGCACAGGCATCCGTGGAAAAGGTTATTTCAAACCTCCAAACCTATGTCAACCTCGCCCAAACCGCTCCGAAAATGCTGGCAGCCGCACAGCAGGCAGCCGGGGCAATACCAGCGGTCATTCAAGCGATCATCAGCGGCGACGCTGGTAATGCCTTTGCCGGTGTGCAAGGGCTGGGCACACTGTTTGGAGATATGGTAACTAAGGGCACCAATATTGAGAACCAAATCAGCCTTCGCAGACTATGACAACCGAATTTACCGAATACATCACTGTCGCCGGGGACCGTTGGGATTTGATCTCATTCAAAGCCTATGGCCGGGCAGGGCAATTTTTAAACCTGATCGCTGCAAACCCTGGGGTCGTGGCGACGCCTTTTTTAGATGCCGGCCTCCGGATCATTGTCCCGATCATTGAAACCGTGACCGGAGGCACATCCGCCGCAACAGTTTTACCACCTTGGAAAAAATGATATGGCAAGCGTACCAAAATACTCGTATTTGATTCAATACAACGGCAAAAACGTCACGGGCGACCTGGCGCCGATGCTGCTGTCGTTGAATTATACGGATCGGGTAGAGGGATCGGCCGACGAAGTTGAATTGCGCCTCGATGACACCGATGGCCGGTTCCGTAACGCCTGGCTGCCCGAGCGCGGCGATAGCCTGGTCATTACCCTGGGCAATGCTGGCGTATCTGTAAACTGTGGCACCTTTGAAGTTGACGAGGTTGAATATGAAGGGCCGCCAAACACCCTAACCATCCGGGCCATTGCTGCCGGCGCCGGGAAGGCCGTTCGTACCAAAACCAGCAGCGCACACGAAAAGAAAACGCTTCGCCAAATTGCCCAGGCCATTGCCGACAAACACGGGTTTTCTTTGCAGGGTACCATCGGGAACGTCGCCATTAAACGGAGTACACAACACCGGCAAACCGATTTGCAATACCTGTCACGGTTGGCCGCTGAATACGGGTATGTGTTCAGCCTGCGGGATAAAACCATTACATTCCATTCGGTGTATGACCTGGAAGCGGCCCAGCCTGCCGGCACCCTGACGCCCGCCGACCTGATCCGGTACGCAATCCGGATAAAAACGGTTGGCACCTATGCCGGCGCCAAAGTTGCGGCCCGGAACCCAACAGCCAAAAAAGCCGTCCAATACGAATACAAAGCCGATACCTTCCAAAACGCATCGGGTGTAAGTTTTGCAACGGCTGCACCTGGCGACGAACACGTGGTGGTCGCCAGGGCAGAAACAACAGCCCAGGCCGACCAAAAAGCCAAAGCGGCGCTCCACCGGGAGAACGGAAAAGAGTTTACCGGATCGGCACAAATGGCCGGCGCCCCTTGGATGGTTGCTGGCAATAACTTCGCACTCCATGGACTTGGTGAATTTAGTGGGCTGTACCACATTACGGAAAGCCGGCACAACGTTACCCGGAGCGGGTATTTTACTGACATAGAATTTAAACGGGTCGGGGCGGTTGCTGACAGCGATAAGCGGTTGCCACAACAACCGGACCCGGGTGTAAAAACGGAGGTAATCAAAATATGAGCCACTCGAAACTACTCTTTGGGATCATTACCGAAACGCAACCAGACAAAGGATTGGCGCGTGTGGAGTTCACCGAGGACGGCATAATCACGGCGCCGCTGCCGTATTTGGTGCAGGGATCAACAGACAACAAGTTCACGTACTTTTTGCCCGTTGGTACACAGGTTGCGTGTCTTATGGATAGTGCGGTAGAGGATGGGTTGATCCTGGGCACCTTTTACAATGACGAAGATTTGCCAGATAGCGGCGCCGTTGGCGTTTACAGGGCAAAGTTTTCGGACGGCGCGGAGATTGAGTACAACACCGAAGAAAGTAGGCTGTCGGCCAAAATAGGCACGACTGAAATAGTTGTAACGCCTGACGGTGTTACGATCAAACGCGGGGGGGAATCATTGAAATCCATCTTGTCGGACCTGATCGACACCATCCTGCAGGAAACCCATACGACCAGCACAGGCCCGAGCGGGCCACCGATCAACGCGACAGCATATACAGCAATCAAAAACCGTTTACCAGATTTATTCCAAGCCTGATGCCTTTCAACGCTACTGCACTCAAAGCCTCCATAAAATCGAAATTGCTGGCATTACGGGACAATACCGATGATGCGGATGCCGCTGCCGACGAACTGGCTGAACTGCTGGCGCAAGAAATTGGTGCCCAGGTAAAGGATGCCATTGAAACGGCAGTAATCGTTCCAACCCTTGCCAACGGCGCCGGCCCAGTCACCGGCACTATCACGATAACCGTTACAATCACATGACACTCGCAGACATAAAATCAGCCGAATGGCAATTGGCCGCCGCTGAAATAGGGCAGGTCGTAGAGGGCACTGATGACGTAAATCAATGCCTCGCTGTCATTGCGGCAACCATACCGGGCACCGATCCACTCCGTCCACTCTTTGGCTGTGATCTTTACAAGTTCATTGACCAGCCGACAACAACAGCGGCGCCGGCAATGGCGGCGGCCCTGGCGGATGCTTTTGCGATGTGGGAGCCGCGGATAACTGTAAACCGTGTCATCTACCAAATTGTGGACAGGGAGCAGAAGGTGCGCTTTAACATATCCTGGCGGTTTAAGATCGGATTTTTGCAGGGGGAGGCCGATCTGCTGGTCGGGCTTCTGGACAGCCAATTAAATGCGCCGGGCATTGATGTATTTTCGCCTTACCTTTCGGCTGTGCTTTCGACACAACTTTTGCAACCAATAACCACCCAATCGGGTGAAGGCCTGGCACCATGACTACGACACCTCCGGTTTTTATCGAAAACGATCCTGATGCAATCCTTGCCGACTTGGTGAGCATTTACCAACAACTTTCCGGGAAGGTGTTACAACCGGCGCAAATAGAACGCCTGCTGCTGAATGCCTATGCTTACCGGGAAAGCCTGCTGCGGTCCCAAATACAAAACGCGGCTCTGCAAAACCTGGTCGCATTTGCCAGCGCCCCAGCACTTGACTACCTGGGTGAACTGGTCGGTGTAGTACGGTTGCCGTCAGCGCCGGCCGTCTGCACTCTTGAGTTTACGCTCGTTAGTGGACATACTGGCGTCATTATACCGGAATCCGCCCGGGTCGCCAGTAAAGACTGAAAGGTGTTTTTTGCGACCGTAGAAACAGTTGCCGTGCCCGTTGGTACAGATACGGTTTCGGTGGAGGCGTTCGCGTCACCTGTTGGCGTGATCGGCAACGGGTATGCCCTGGGGGAGATAACCGAAATTTTGGACCCGGTGCCCTGGTTACTTACGGCAGCCAATACGGATGCAACGGTTGGCGGTGCAGACACAGAAACAGACGACCAATTGCGTGAACGCATACGGTTGGCGCCGGCAGCATTCAGCACAGCCGGCAGCCGGGGCGCCTATCAGTATTGGGCAAAAACAGCCAGCGTTTTAATCGTGGATGTCGCCGTGATCCAGCCAACACCCGGCACTGTCAAGATATTGCCGCTGATGGCCGATGGTACAGAAACGCCGACGCCGATATTGAACCTGGTCGCCAGCGCTTGCAACGACGAAACGGTGCGGCCATTAACGGACACAGTATTGGTAGAAAGCCCAACGATTTCGGCATACGATATCGAACTTGAGATAGTCATTTTCAACGGGCTGGACGCCGACACTGTTTTGGCCGAAGTGACAGCACAGGTAGAAGCGTACAAGGCAAACCGAGCGCGGCGCCTGGGGCAAGACATAACCATCGATCAAATCAAAGCGGCTGCACTTTTGGCCGACAAGGTTTACTCGGTAGATGTAATCCAGCCGGCTGCCGACCTGATCCTGGGAGAAACAGAGGTTGGTATTTGTGGCACCGTTACTATCACGATAACCGACACGACCGATGGCTGATAAACTTGTCGCTTCATCAATCCGGCACATTCAACACCTGGCGGCCTTTGATCTGGCCTCCGGTACCCGGCTGGATGGGCTGGACATTACGCCTGTGCTGGTCTATAACATCAACACGGTCCCGGCTGCTGTGCTGTTGTACCTTGCGGAGCAGTTCGATGTAATGGGGGCAGGCGGCTGGGATTTGGCAGACACAGAGCAGGCCAAACGAACACTCATAAAAGGTGCAATAGAGTTGCACCGGCGCAAGGGCACCCCCTGGGCAGTAAAGGAGGCAATACGGCGGGTCGGATACCAAGATGTAACCATCATTGAACACGTTTCTTTGGATAGCGTGAATTACGATGGCGTTTACAACTACGATGGGACGCAGACATACGGCGGCGGCTTTTGGGCCGACTTCCGGATCAAAATATTTGTGCCAGATGCTAAACCCCTGGGGGCAATTGATCGGGCGCGGATTGCGGTGATGGTGGAGGAATACAAAAACGTGAGATCGAGGCTCGTTGATATTACGTTTGCTCTTACCTTTGCTGACACGGCGGTTGTTTCAGATGATACATTTGATCTGTACGCCGATCCATTAAACTCACCTGACTACATGACAGCCGGGTTATACTTCGACGGCCTGGGCACGTACAACGGCGCCAGCAACTACGACAAAGGGGCTGATCCGCTGGAATTAAAAATCTACCAAAACGGCGACCTTATTTCAACCGAAATACTATGAACGCAACGTCAGAGAAAGTAACTGTCCGCGGGGAATTCTACCTCCGCAAAGTGCGCCAGGTTGACGGCGCCGTCCTGGAAGAATACCGGGACGCAAATTTGATTGTCAACCTGGGGCGGAATAGCCTGGCGCAACTGTTGGGCGGCGCATCCGTGTTCGCGGTTGATGGTATTGCGTTTGGTGAAGGTACAGCGGCGCCGGCCCTGGGAGATACGGCGCTCACCAACCAACTGGATAAAGCCCTGTTGAGTGTAACCTACCCGGCGACGGGGCAGGTCGCATTCAACTGGTCGTTGGAAACAAGCGAAGGCAACGGCCTGTCCATTACGGAGTTTGGCCTTACCAATAACGGCGATTTGTTCGCCCGCAAAACGCGGGCAGCCATTGCCAAAGACAACACCTTCCGTCTGGAAGGAACCTGGACAATCATATTCTGACCAACATGGCAAATCTTACTGAAACATCCACCTGGGAAGCCGGTATTTACCAACTCGAAACCGGTGATCCTGTACTCGGCGGCCCTGGCGGGATCGCAAACCAGCAGGCGCAACAGCTGGTCAACCGCACTAAATTCCTGCGGGACCGACTGGATAATGTGCTTATCCCTGACGGCACCAAAGTTGACCCCGCGAAAATAAATGGCCTGGGGAGCGCTGCCCTGCTGGCTGCCGGCACCGGCGCCGGGCAGGTAATGCCGGTCGGTGCGTTTGGCCTGGGGGCGGATTGCAATGTTTGCACCGACTGCGATAGTTTTTCGGCGTTTAAACTGGGCTTCAATATTGTGCCCAGTACGGCAGCCAACAGGCCCAGCGCCGAAAGCCTGGGGGGGCTTAATGGCCCTGTCGGGCACATGATTGTCTTTCAGGGGGCCGACAGCGGGAACCAACTGATCCAAATACTTTTCATCGGAAACCGCATTTACTGGCGCCGGTGGGATACTGATGCATGGTATCCCTGGACTTTTGTCACCGGTGCCGATGACATTGGTATGGTGACAGCGTTTGCACATAGCACGGTCCCGGATGGTTGGCTTAAATGCAATGGAGCCGCGGTCAGCCGGTCAACTTACGGAAAACTGTTTGCCCGGATCGGCACGACGTACGGCGCCGGCAACGGATCAACGACATTCAACCTGCCCGATCTGCGAGGCGAGTTTGTCCGTGGCTGGGATAATGGCCGTGGGATTGATTCGGGGCGGGCGATTGGTACAGCCCAGGCCGATGACTTCAAAACACACAAACACCTGTTTCGGGATGTGCAAACCGGCCCAGGCAGTTTGACAGGCTTTGACTTACCGCCAGCCGTTACCGGTACTTCCGGTTTTTCCAGCAGCGATAACGTTGAGGACTATGGCGGCAACGAGACGCGGCCCAGGAACATCGCGTTGATGTACTGCATCAAATACCAGTAAAATGAAGGTTTACCATTTTTGTGAACATACCGGTGAATACCTGGGGGAAAGCGATGCCGACCCCGATCCGCTGCTCCCCGTGTTGTATTTGCTTCCGGCTCATGCGACATTTGTTGAGCCCCAGGCCACACCGGCAAAATGGAACGGGCAAACATGGGTAGTCGATCCACCACCACCGGCGCCGGCACAGGCGCCAGCCATCACATCGCCTATTGTTACGACAGGGCAGGCCGATACACCCATTGGGAAACGGCAGAAGAAAGCCCGGAAGAAAAAGGGGTGATACTTTGGCCGGCCAACAGTACCCCAGTTCGCCCGAGCAGGCTGCCGGCTATTTGGGACGGTGTGGCCTGGGGCTGGGATGGCACTGGTACGGCCATTGCATTGCGCAAGGTGCGCGATTACATACTGGGGCAGACTGATTATTGCGCGTTGCCCGATATGCCGATGTGCGCCGCTACACGCGCCGAGGTGATCCGCTACCGGCAGCGGTTGCGTGATCTGCCTCAACAACCTGGTTTCCCGGCGCGTTGTGTTTGGCCGGAACCTCCCGTACACCAATACTTCACACATATCAAAACCAAGATTATGACAAAGTTTGTTTCCAGTACCGCAAACCAACCGCTCGACGAACTGGTCGATGTGATCGCCTTTTTGTTCACCACCGTGGACACATACAAGCGGGCAAAAGGCGACGGAGGCGGCCTCAACCTGTTGGACATTCCCAAGGTGTTCGATTTGGTACGTCCCGGAACCCAAGCCTACGAAGGCATCGAATTGATTCCCGGCGCCTGGGCCAATGCATCCACCGAGGAAAAATACGAGGTGTACGCCTACTTCGTTGACCGCTTCGATTTGGCTAACGATGTCGCCGAACAAGTCGTTGAAAAAGGCGTCGGCGCCGCTGCCCTGATCCTGGACATCGTTATCCTGCTTCGCCACAAAGAGGCCGCTTGATTCGTACCATCGAGATGGTAATTTCTACGAACGCGCCCCTGCCGGGAAGTAATCCCGACAGGGGCGCAAAATTTGACAGCGGCCAAATTAGACTATAAATTCGCGTACCTGAAATCCGTCCAATGGATGATCCAACGCGAAATCGTGGACAAAGTGCCGGGTTTGGGCTGTTCATTGAAAAACCATTCGCAAAAGTCTTTTTCGCTATAAAATCCATCATTACGCCACAATAATTCCTCCTGTTCGTGGGCTAAGATTCTGTCACCGATTTTCACTTGCACAAGATGCCAGTCGGTGCCGTCATGCTTTACTGAACAATTGGACGCGGTGATAGTTACCTGCTCCTTGCCGGTGTAAGTTTTGATTGCATGGCAGCAATAATTCGGCGTCCGTGATCCTGTTGTCATGTGCAATGCCTGCTCGCCGGGGCGGTTATACCGACTGTCGTTGTCGCGGATCGTGTGAATTTTTCTTGGATCGGTGCGGCAAATTTGTTCAATGAATTTTGTGGGCTGCCCGGCTTTATCCGTTACCCAATTGGGGTAGTTAGTTTTAAAATTCAATATCATAGTGCAGCAGGTTTAAAGGTCATAGCCATCGGGTTTGTCTGTGTCCGGCAGTATGTCGGCGTCCTCAACGAACCCGTTTTCCTCTGCACGTCTTACCAGCGCCGGGTCCGGTGCTGGGGCGCCTGGTGTGGCCGCTGCCGGTTGCACCGTCTTTTTCCTGCCTGTGGCTGCTCCGTTTACCTTATCGGCGACTGTGGTGCCCGTGGGGGGCTGTGCGGGCACGGTAGCCAATGGCGTCGTTTCAATTACCGTATATTCGGTGTCGTATGCTTCCTCCGGTGTGGCCATGCCCAGGCTGATTTCCGGGCAGTACAGCCGGGTGAAAAAACTGGCGGCCCGATACATGAGCATTTGCTCGGGCATCGTTTTGTATTTGCTGCCATTGCGATGGTACCAGCCCTCTTGAATGGCCAACTCCAACGAAACCCAAGGGCCAACGAGTGATTCGCCTGTCGCCTTGTCCCTGGCGATAGCCCGGAATGCAAAATCTACACATTCCATACGTGCCGGCTCCGCTTTGTAGTACCCCCCTTTGGGTTTGCTTTGATCGGATACCCAAACACGGTTCAGGTAGTCAACGGTTTTCTTTCCTCGATCTTCGCGTTCAAAGCGCAAGGGGGTGAACCGCCCGCTGCTGTTGACGCTGGCGATCAAAAAGTTCGCAGCCCAGGTAGGCCGGCCTTCGATGATGTGCATATTCTGCATCACGGCGAAAACCGACATACCTACCCGGTTAGATACCTCCAACGCGACAAGGCAATTGGGAAGGTTCTTTTGGTAGGCTGCCGGCACCATCGTTGATTCCGACAGGGCTTTGGCGATCCGCTGCCCGGCCAAAAAGTTGTCCTCCGTGGAGAACACCGAAAGCGTCTGCATCTGCTTTTGCGCGGCGGGCACCTGTGCCGGGAGCGCGTTGTTTTGTTGTTCAGACATTGTGTGTGTGGTTTAAATTAACGTTTGAAATAGTAAGGTGGCATTTGTATTTCCAAAAGGTAGTCGGAGTATGCAGGCCAAACGCCTGTCGCCAGGCATTCGACGTATCTTGCGCAAGCCTGCCGGTACTTTTCCCGGCCCTTGTTTATTACCTCTGGCGGTGTTTGGTACACCCCGACAGCATAGGGGGGCACTTTTTCGGCTGCGATAAAAATGAACACCTCTTTGCTTTCATAAATGGCGTCCATTCCATCCAAGTAGAACGCGGCCTGCCAATCATAGTCATAATTCATCACCATTCTGGCAAACCCTTCCGGGCTGGCGTCCTCTGCAAACTTTAAATCCACGATGCAGTCTACAAGCCTGGGCAGGCAATCAGGGCGCATTTTACACGGTGCGCCGGTTACAATTTCATCCCAAATTATTGTTCGCTCTACCTCCTTGGGGCCATCCAACAGGTAAGAGGCTGCCGGGTGCCGGCGCACGGCATCCGCGATATGTTGCACCACATCGTATTCGGCCGACGTGATCCGTAATTTGCCGGGATGCATTGCGTCCCATTCATCCCAAAAGGCTATGGCCGATTTGGTTGCTGCAGAAGGGTCTTTGGCCGATCTATACCGGAGCAGGGAGCGATCCGGCGCCCCGCTGGGGGTGATCGCATACCGGGCGAGTAATTCATCAGGTTCGAGTACCGCTGTATGGAGCAACGTGCCGTCAAACATGGCATCAGTTTCTTTGCGGGCGGGGCGGTTTGGGTCAAGGTATTCGGCATAATAATGAGCGGGGCTTCGCCCGATCAATTTCAAGCCGCTGACACTGATCCGCGATGTGTCTGCGTGGTATTGTTCGTTTGTCACCTTAAAAAATTTTATGCAAAAATACACACAAGGTCACGCCATGTATGTATTTTTGCGTAAAAATATTTTAAATGGGGACACAACCATATCAACCGCCGACTGAATTCGGCCCGATCCAAGTCTTTGAAAAGGTGTACGACTACATCGCATTTACGGCGGCCCAACACGGGGTCAGCATCAGCGAGGTGTGCCGACAGGCCGACGTTGACCGATCCGTAGTTGAACGCTGGAAAGAGGACGATCCAAAGAGCATCCAAACATTCAGGAAACTGCAAACCGTACTCGGCACCCTGGGCGCAATGCCCGATCAAACCGTTTAACCTATGTTTTCTTTACGACCGTATCAACAGCAGGCGGTCGCTGATGTACGCCAGGCATTTGCCCAGGGGTACAAAGCGCCGCTCCTTGTACTGCCGACAGGAGGCGGCAAGACAATCATTTTTGCCCACATAGCCGCCAATGTCGCCAGCAAAGGCAAACGAGCGCTCATACTGGTACACCGTGTGGAGTTGTTGCGGCAAACGGCTGACAAGTTGCGTGACAGCGGCGCCGGGATCGGGCTGATAAATCCAAACTACACGCCAAACCTGTGGGCACCGGTGCAGGTTGCCAGCGTCCAAACATTAGTCCGGCGCACAAATTGGAATATCCCTGGTTTCGACCTAATCGTCACAGATGAATGCCACCACGTAGTCAGCAGCACATACCGGGCGATCCTGGCAAGGTTTCCGAACGCGTACAACCTGGGAGTGACGGCAACACCAGTCCGCGGGGATGGGTTGGGGTTGGGGCAAAACGTTGGAGGTGTTTACGACCTACTATTGCAGGGGCCGCAAGTCCACGAACTTATCCAGATGGAATATTTGGTGCGGCCTGTGATCTATGCCCCCAAACAAAAACTCGACCTGTCCGGTGTGCATACGGTGGCCGGTGATTGGAATAAAAAAGAGGTTGAATACCGAGTAGATAAACCGCAAATCATTGGGGATGCCGTGGATCATTACCGGCGCATCTGCTCGGGTGCGCCTGCTGTCGCGTTCTGTGTATCTGTACGCCATGCTCACCACGTCTGCGAACAATTCAAGGCTGCCGGCTACCGGGCGGCGGTTGCTGACGGCAGCATGGCCGACGAGGATAGGGTGCGCATTTTGGGCGGCCTGGCGACAGGTGCGGTGCAGGTGCTTTGCAGCTGCGATCTGATTTCAGAAGGCACCGACATCCCAGCCATTACGGCGGCAATCCTGCTTCGCCCGACACAAAGCATGGGGCTATATCTGCAACAGGTTGGCCGGGCATTACGGCCCAGCCCAGGCAAAAAAAATGCGATAATTCTTGACCACGTTGGAAACGTCATTACTCACGGGCTGCCTGATGAGCCCCGCGAATGGACGCTGGACGGGGAGCAAAAGAAAAAGCGCCAAGCCAAAGAGAAGGAAGAAAAAGAGAACGTCAGGCAATGCCCTGAATGCTACTGTGTCCACCACCTGGCGCCCCAATGCCCCGAGTGTGGGTTTGAGTACCCAAACGACGGCCGGGGCGATCCTGAACAAACTGATGGCGTACTAACGGAAATGACGGAGGCCCATCGCCAGTTATTGCGCAAGAGCAAAAACCAAGAGGTTGCCAGGGCACGGAGTATGGACGATCTACTCCGGATCGAAAAGGAAAGGGGGTACAAACCTGGATGGGCCAAACACGTACATGAATCTCGGCAGCGCAAAGCCGGTAGTTAAAAAAAAGTTAAAATCGGTATTGCTTTGCGTGGCGTATTATGCAAAAACGCATACATTGCAGCAAAATACAAGTTATGCCACTATTTTGCACTTTCGATGTTCCCCCAAAGATTGGGTTTAGCCTGGCTTTCCAAACCCTTGTAATTTGTCCCCAGTGTACAGAGGACGCCATTTCTGGCGGCAACCCCTGGCGATGGCGCACCGATGATTGTTTCCGGTGCGGTGCAAAGGCTGTGCGTGTGTACGGCTGCGCACCCGACAAAATTGATGTGCCGATCTGCGAACGCTGCCTAAAGGCCGGACACGCATTTTTAACCGGCGCCGAGCCGTTGCCTGATCCAAAGCCCAGGCGGCAAATGACAAAAGCCGAATTAACATCTGGTAATATCTAAATCACACAACTATGCAAATCGAACTCGGCGCCTGCTCGGCGTACCTGCTTCGCCACACCGTTACCGGTCAACTGTTCATCTGTGATGGTGCATCAGCGGTAAAACTGATCGCCGATGCACTGCCTGGGGGTATCCCTTACACGGTGCAGGAAATGACACGGACACTCCGCTGGCGTATGCTGCCAAAAAAAGAGATTCGGGAACTTGCCCGGGTCGCCCATTATGACAATAATATCATCACCATCGAACAGTTTTTGTCGATAGATTTTTGGTACAAATAACAATTTTAAACAATGGCTGAACATTCACAAATTGGCTGGACAGAGGGCACTTGGAACCCCTGGCACGGCTGCACACCCGTCAGCGCCGGGTGCGACAATTGTTACATGATGCGGGATAAAGAACGGTACGGCCAAGACGGCACCGTTGTCCGGCGATCCAAAAGCACGTTTAACGATCCTATCGCATGGAAGGCGCCCAAAATGATTTTTACCTGCTCGTGGTCGGACTTCTTTCACGAGGCCGCTGATCCGTGGCGTCAAGATGCCTGGGAGATCATCAATGCCACACCACACCACCGGTACCAAATTCTCACCAAGCGCCCGCAACGGATACTCGAATGCCTGCCTAAAGACAGAAAGGTTTTCCCGAATGTATGGCTGGGGGTATCAGTGGAAAACACGAAGGCGATCCGGCGCATCGCGTATTTCGACAGGCTTGAACGGGCACACGGGTACGCCTTCCCGGTGCGGTTTGTATCCTTTGAGCCACTACTCGAACGGCTGGATATTGATGTACTGTCACGGCAGTATTTTGAAAGCCCGTATGAGTGGGCGATCATTGGCGGCGAGAGCGGCAACCCATCAGGCCGCTGGGCATACCGGGAATGCGATGCGCAATGGTTGCAAGAATTGTGCGATTTTCACTTTAACCTGGGGGTAAAGGTGTTTGTGAAGCAAACCGGCACGGCTATTGCCAAAAAGTACCAGTTAAAGACACCACACGGCACCGACTTGGGAAATTTGCCGGTACACCTTAGTCGCATAAACCGCCAGGAAATGCCGGCAGATTACATGACCTGGAAGTATGGACACTGAATTGAAATTACAGCGGCGCGGGGGCGATGTGGTTTGCGACAGCGAACTATTTGAACACCTGATGGACATGGCCGAAATCCTGGACATGTACATCCGTGGCGTGGAGTACGATCCTGCGGAAATAAACCGTATTGGGCGCCAGGTGCGGCAATTGCGCAACCGGTACGACAATATCTGTGTGGCATACTATGCCGATTCCTGGGATACTGACGAAACGCCTGATCCAACACCTTTAAAAGATTGAAAAATGAAGTTACCCGGACTTATCCAATTCCGACTTTGCAAACTCGAAAACAAGGAGTTAGCCGAACGGGTTGCCGCTGCCCTAAACCAAATGTACGACACGGGGCGGCTGCCTGTGCGTGAAATACCTGCACGGCCCGACGACGATTTTGACCTGATCCTGGGAGAGTTGATCGTCAGGTTTATGGAAGCCACCAATACACCGTTCGAATAACTCAAAGCCTACCAGCGGGCAGGCGGATAGCCTGCCTGATCGGTAGGCAACAGTTATCTGTAATTCAAAAAAACATCATGGAAGGGAATTTAATCAAACGGATACAATTGCGCCTTTCTGGCTTTCTGTCGGTGCGCACTTTTCGCAATAACACCGGCAAAGGATGGCAGGGGGCAATGGAGTGGCAGGGGCAAAAAAAACTGATCCTGCACAACCCCAGGCCTCTTGATGCAGGGTTGGTAAAGGGCGGCTCCGACCTTATTGGTTGGGCGTCCGTAGAAATTACTCCCGATATGGTTGGTCGCCGGGTCGCTGTATTTGTGGCCATTGAAGTAAAAGAGGGGCGCACCACTACGACGCCAGAACAGGCAAATTTTTTGGAGCGGGTGCGCCAGGCTGGCGGCCTGTGCGGGATCGCAAGAACCCCCGATGATGCGGTAGAAATTATTAACCAAATTTAACACCCTGCCGATGACAATTAAGGACGCAAAGGATGCCGCGGACATTGTGACTGTGATAGAAGCCTGTGGCACGACATTACAAAAAAAGGGGGTAGAATGGGTTGGGCTGTGCCCGTTCCATACTGATTCAAAACCAAGTCTTTTTGTCAACCAACGGAAACAGGTGTTTGGTTGCTTCGCCTGCGATACAAAAGGCGATGTGATTGACTTTGTGGCAATGCTTTACAACCTGTCACCATTGGAGGCCGCCAAGAAGATTTCAGGCACCGACTACACCGGTGCCCAGGCAGCCAAAAAGGCGACGCCACAAAAAACCGATACCTGGAAGCAAATAGTGCCGGCACCCCAGCCGGGGCAAATCATTCACCACCATTACGGGAAACCGACCCGGGTGTGGGAATACCGATTGCAGGACGGTAAATTGGCGGGTTTGATATGCCGGTTTGATCTGCCAGATGGGAAACAGGTATTGCCATTTACCTATGGGACAAACGGCACCGGCAAATTTTGGCAATTTCGAGGTTTTGATCGGCCTCGCCCGCTGTACAACCTGCCGGCCATTTGTGCCGATCCGAAGCCGGTTGTCGTGGTTTGTGAAGGAGAAAAGACCGCTGATGCGGCGGGGCGCCTACTCCCAAAGACTGTTACTACCTGCTGGCAGGCAGGCTCCTGGGGGTGGAAATACACAGACTGGAAGCCGCTGTCCGGGCGCCGGCTGATCCTCTGGCCGGACAACGATGTGCCAGGGTTAAAGGCGATGATTGCGGTTGCTGAAATGCTTATTACTACCGGGATAAGCACCGACGTTAAAATTGTTATCCCCCCAGCCGCAAAGCCAAAGGGCTGGGATTTGGCTGATGCTGAAACAGATGGTTGGTCAACCGAGATAACTCGGGCGCATACCCTGGGGCACCTGTACCAATACAACAGCCCGGAAATATCTGCGGCGCTACTAAATGCCCCAGGTCAAACGAAAGACGAAGCGCCTGCACCAACACCCGAGCAATCTGCACAGGAGCCGACAGCGGCCTACACGGCGCCAGCCGTGCCCGATCCACCACCACCGGCGCCAGCAGCGCCAAAAGATGACCCCAGGCGCAACAACCAATTTTTTGAAGTGCTGGGATTTGAAAAGGAAGGCGACCGCCAGGTGTTTTCGTTCTATATCAAAGATGCCCGGATCGTTGTGAAGTACAGCGCGTCGGCCCTGGGCAGTAAAAGCAACCTGTTGACGCTGGCGCCCCTGTATTACTGGGAGGATACCTACCCAGAAGGCAAGCGGAAAGGCGGCTTTTCTATCGACATGGCGGTGCAGGAATTGGTCAGTACCGCCAACCGGAGCGGGGTATTTTCACCAAAGTACATCCGGGGCCGTGGTGCATGGATGGACAGCGGGCGCATAGTGCTACACCTGGGCAACTGCCTGATGGTTGACGGCCGCGAGGTGCCCCTGGGCAGCCTGCGGACACGGTATGTTTATGAGGCTGCGGAGCCGTTGGATATGCGCATAGATAACCCGCTGGACCTTAAAACGGCACACCGGTTGATGGACATTGTAAAGTTGCTAAACTGGGACCGGGATGTCGATGCGTACCTTTTGGCGGGTTGGTGCGTGATTGCGCCGGTGTGCGGCGCATTACGTTGGCGCCCGCATATTTGGATAACCGGGAGCGCCGGCACCGGCAAATCCTGGGTGTTTAGGGAAATTGTTCGGCGCCTGCTGGGGAATGCCTGCCTGGCTGTGCAATCAGAAACCAGCGAGGCAGGGTTGCGGCAACTGATCGGGACCGATGCGGTGCCCGTGGTGTTTGATGAAGCAGAAGGCGAAACCCGTGCCGGGCTGGAACGTATGGAGCACGTGTTGGCACTTATGCGGGCAGCCAGCAGCAGCGACGGAGGGGTATTGGCAAAGGGTACCGCAACCGGTGGAGGCAAGGTGTTTGTCGTGCGATCCTGTTTCGCGTTTGCATCGATCAATTCACCGGTGAGCCTACAATCTGACCGCACCCGTATAACCAACCTGGTTTTAACCGAACCGGAGCCAGATGTAAAGGCCGCCAGGTGGGTCGATTTGCAGCGGGTGTTTGCCGAAATTATGACACCCGGCTTTATCAGCGGTTTGCAGGCGCGAACTATCCGGCTGCTGCCTACCATCCTAAATAATGCCGAAGTGTTCGCAGCAGCAGCAGCTGCGCACCTGGGACAGCAGCGGATCGGCGACCAATTGGGCGCCCTGCTGGCTGGGGCTTATAGCCTGGCGTCTGACAGGCCGGTGCAGTTTGAAACGGCCCTGGCATGGCTGCAAAAACACAACTGGTCGGAGGAACGCAACCTGGATGCCACAAAAGACGAGTTGAGCCTATTTGCTTACCTGATGGAGAAGATCGTTAAAATGGATGGTATTGAAGGCATCCCCGTGGAGCGCAACCTGGGCGAATTGATCCGGATTGCGGCTGCGATCCAGCCGGACACCAAAATACACGCATTACAGGCACAGGAGCGATTGAAGCGCCTGGGCTTTAAAGTAGATGGGAATTACCTGCTAATCAGTAACGCATCCGACGCGGTGCGCACCTGGCTCCGTGAAACGGCCTGGGCCAAAAACTTTAACCGGACACTCTTGCGGATCAAAGGCGCCGATACGACGGCAGCCGTTCGGTTCGGCAGCGGTATCACAACAAGGGCGGTTCGGCTGCCCCTGGCGCTACTTCAATGAAAAAACCTTTACTCCTCGATCTTTGCTGTTGTGGTGGACTGGCTTCCATTGGGTATGTGCAGGCGGGGTTCGATGTCGTAGGCGTGGACATAGATCATCAACCAAACTACCCCTACACATTTATCCAAGCCAATGCCCTGGACATCATCGCTGATCGTAATTTCTTACGGCAGTTTGACGCTATCCATGCTTCCCCGCCATGCCAAAACGCATCACGCAGCACGGCGCCGCAACGGGCAGCCGGTAAAGTGTACGCGGACATCATTGCACCTGTGCGGGATGGCCTGGCGGCCTGTGGTTTGCCGTACGTCATTGAAAATGTTCCCGAGGCGCCAATACGTGCCGATATCGTGTTGCATGGATACAACTTTGGTTTAAAGGTATTGCGGCGCCGGCACTTTGAACTCGGCAACTGGTTTACCCTTACACCTGGCGGCCTCGGTGCCCGATCTGGCACGGTCGTTGCCGGTGATTACGTTACAATTTACGGTAAACAAGGCTATCGCAAATCGCGGTTGTTACCGCCAGGCTGGCGCCCAAAGTTCGACAAAGGTAGCGGGATGGCGACATGGCATTACGCGATGGGAATACCGGATGGCTTTGTTTACCGCGACACTGAATTATCAGAAGGCATCCCCCCAGCGTTTACCCGCTTTATCGGCGGGCTTTTATTGGATCATTTACGTTCACAAAATCACTGATCTATGCAAAATCAAACCGTCTTTGCACACCACCTGTCGGATGAAATGCCGGGGGAAGCAGCGCCGGCACTCCGTGCGATCCTGGCAGCCATTTACTTGTCTGGCTGCGACAAACACTGGCAACCTATCGCGGCCCTGGCACGTTATTTGGAGGAAAACCAAAATGAAATCCGTAGGGCTGGGAACCATGAATTCAAAGTGGTGCCGGTCTATGGATCCGAACCAAGAATGAGTATCATTATCATTAAACCCGGTGGCGGCGGATACCCCCCAATAAAGGTGACATTGGTGGGGCTGTTGCCGGCTGCCGACATTCACAAAAACAACTATGCAACCGCAACAACTTAACGGCACATTGCGCGTCGTGAACATCCTGCTCGCCGACCGTGGCTGGGCTGTTTGGTGTGGAGCCCAGCCAACAAAAGGCAACCCGGCAACCGACAGCCCTGATCTGATCGCTACCCATAATCAGGAGGGCACCCTGTTGATTTATATCAACCGCAACACTCGCAGCTGTATCACCCCCAGCGGGGCGCCGGTGCGTGTGGTTTATGCCCTGGGGTATGAGGATTTTTTGCACCTTATCGAAACAGGGCGGGCGGCACAGGTGGCCTCTGCGACATTATTTTAACATATCTTTACACCTTTTACCCGTCATCACTATCATGGAAAAGAAGTTTGAATTTACCTTAAAGGACATCATCTATTTGGTATCCATTGTGTTTGCCCTGTTGGGCGGTTGGTACTCGCTGCAAATGCGGGTACGGGAGTTTGAATTGAAGGTTGAAGCGGACAAACAGATATTGGAAATCAAGCTGCAAACCCTACAATCAAAGATTGCAGAGATGTCCGCGGCGATAGTGGTGCAAAACCAACTACCTTTATCCGTAAACAAAAAAGGTACAAGATGAAAAATCCGTTTATCTGGTTAGCGTTTTCACTGCTGCCGTTCCTGCCCGGCTGTTTAAGCAAAGGGCGAATTGAGCAAAAACTTGAAGATTTAACCGCTGCGATCCGGAACGCAAACGTTGGTCGGGTTGCTACCTGGGGCGGGGTTTATTCTGTCAAGTATGACACCACCTACACACCGGCGCCCGTGTTTTTTGCCTTTGCCCTGGACTCCCTGGACTCCTATGCTGGGCAGGTGTTGACCAAAACCGACTACGATTTGACGGTGAAATACGATAGCGTCACGCGCCGGGTATTTGGCTACCTTACAGCCAGGCCGGTCCGTGTTACCGGTTGGTCAACGATCCGGTTGAATGAAAATTTGACGCTGATGCCAGGCATCCCCGACAGTGTGTTGGCGCCTGGCGCCGGTGGCCCATAAAGAACAAGTTACGGCATAACTTGAAGTGTCTGCCCTTGCGCCCGCTGGAAAGCGGTGCCGGGGCTTTTTGCTTTTTAGTTAAAAAACCGTTAAAATTTAAGGCAGGAGTTGTTTGGCGTATGCAAATTTGCATACCTTTGGGCATTGTTTAATCAAAAAGGCAAATTATGTACCTACTCAACGAAGAAACACCCGCTTACAAACTTGAAAACAACGGCACTGGCGCCATGACGGATGTTGAACTTTTATCCCTGATCCTGGCAACCGGTGAAACCCCAGCAGCAGCAACTAAAGCGGCTGCACTTGCGCGGGCGATCCTGGCAGCAGTAAACGGCAGCCTGCATGAGGTTGGCAAATTAGCATGGAGCGACCTGATCGCTATGGATTGCACCATGTCACAGGCTCGGAAAGTTATCGCCATGTGGGAACTCGGGCGCCGGCGCCAACTTTCGGACATAAACTCCCGGCCCAAAATTACCAGCAGCCGCGATGCCTTTAATACGGTGGCTGCCCTGTTGACTGACCTACACCATGAGGAATTTTGGATACTCCACATCAATAAAGCAAATGAGGTTATCAAACGCGAGCGGTTAAGCAGCGGCGGCCAATCCGGTACCGTTGTGGACGTGAAAATGCTGTTTCGCGCCGCATTGGACAGCCGGGCCGCTGCTTTGATCCTTGTACATAACCACCCCAGCGGCAATATCCAGCCATCACAGGCCGATATGGACTTGACGCGCCGGTGCAGAAAGGCAGGCGAAAGCCTTGATATTACGGTGCTGGACCACCTGATCGTATCAGAGCGCGGTTATTACTCTTTCGCAGACGAAGGTACACTTTAAACCATAAACCCGCCAGGGCTGCCCAGGTGCAGCCCTGGCGCTACTTTGTACGCCATGGAAAAAAACATCCATTATCGCATTGTTGCCATGCCATCAGACTATTGGGGCATCCCGGTTAAAGGTGTTGCCGTAAAATGCACCGGCAAACCGTTTTATGACAATGGTGAACACCACATCAAGACACCGGATATCCGTGCCGACATTCGCCGCTGGACGCCGTTGGTGTTTTTGTCTGCCGATCCGGTGCCGGCTCCTGAACATTGGTACTCCTGGGGTAATGAGCCTTCCGGCTATGTTTCGACGTACGCCTGGCAGGATAACAGAATGGTACATACCGGCTTCTGGCGCCGCGATGATCTGCCCAAATCCGTAACTATGAACTGCCCGTACCCATGACGCTCGTTATCAATTTCAGCGGCGGCAAAGACAGCTGTGCAATGCTTGCCTACCTGTGCGCCAGGTACCCCAATGTCCCTAAACACGTTGTTTTTGCAGACACGGGCTGGGAACATACTAATGCGGAGGAATGGTGTAGGGGTATTGTGGAAGGCGTGTTTGGCCTACCCTTGCACGTGGTACGCAACAGCAGGAAGGATTTTTTTGATATGGTGCTGCATCGTGGGAAGTTTCCCGGAATGCAGACACGGCAATGTACCAGTGATTTAAAACGGGGACCGATAGAAACGTGGATACGGCAAAACGTCGCTGATCCGGTTGTCATTAACTGCCTGGGGTTGCGATCCGAAGAAAGCCCAGCACGGGCAAAGGCACCACGTTTGGCCCGTAACCGGCGCCAATGCAACAGCCGGCGCACCGTTTGGAATTGGCTACCAATTCAAGATTGGACAGAGCAGCAGGTGCGTGAATACCTCCAAATAAAAGGCATCCCATTGCATCCAGTTTACCAATACCTAAACCGGTTTTCATGCCAGGTGTGCATCTACATGTCGGACCATGATTTGCGGCAAACGGCGGCCAATAACCGCCAGGCATTGGAGCGGATCGCAGAGATCGAGGCGCGGATAGGCTTCACGATGTTTGACGGAAACCCAATGGTTGAATTTCTAAACCGGATCGACAATGAGCAGCCTTAAACGTGATATAAACGCTGGACGCGACGCTGATCTGTCGGGCATGGTGCAGGCATTTGAAGAAGCCAGTTACCGGAATGATTACTACACCACATTCAGCGAATTTTTGGACTATGCCATCGCTGAATTTTCGGCCGGTGAGCCGCACAAATTCAGCCGCAATTTCAGCGACAAAGAACAGGGGATGTTCCCTAAAATATTGGAGGCTGCGATCCTATACACCCGGCGCCGGGCAAACCTATGGACCGGAGAACGTCGGGCAACCGGCTGGGCCGACCCCTTTGGATCGTTATTTGAAGCGATTTCTGGCAACTTTAAGAAGTCGGCACAGGGTTTGTTCTTTACTCCGGAGAGCGTTTGCACCATGATATCGCAGATGGTTGTTACTGGCAGCAGACCCGGGCAAACGGTATGTGAGCCCGCTTGCGGATCGGGGCGGATGATCCTGGCAGCAGCAGCGGTAAACCCTGGGCTGTACGTGTGCGCCAATGACATTGACCCTGCCTGCACCAAAATGTCGGCTTTGAATATGGCCATGAATGGGGTAGTGGGCGAGGCTACCTGTATGGATGGACTTTGGCCCGGTGAAGATCGGTACCGTTTTGGATACCAGATAGTCCCAATTGTGGCGATCCTGGGAGAACAGGATGAAATGTCGGCCATGCTTTTGAATGTAAAAATGGCCCTGGGGGGCGCCGCTGATTGGCGCAAACAATATGTCCTTTTGCCCCTGCCATACGGGCGGGCAATGATCGCAGCGCCAGACAGCACAGAGCAGGCCGCACCAATGGCCCAAATACTTGACCAAGCGGCCCAGGTTCGCACATCGGAGGGCGCCCCTACCCTAAAGAGCCTATTTGAACAAGCCCTGCCCAAAGGCAAACAGGGCCAACTATTTTGATTTTTTAACCAAACTGCATCGATATGCAATACATTCTTTCGTTTCTGATTCTGCTGTTGGCTCTGACCAATGCCGGTGCCCAGGCTGTCGCCGATGGTGGCAACGCCATCGGGAGCCAAATCAAAGCGGCTTTAACCAGCGATCCGACACCACCTGTGCCGGCTTTTATGGTGCGGCTGTACCCGGATGGCGACCGTGACCAGCCGGCTGTCACCTTCAACTACAATAAAAAAACACGCTCCATCGTATGTGGTGAGTACTGCGAAACCGGCGCGGAGCGTGTTGTGAAGGCTTGGAGCCAGGACAACGGCGATGGTATTACCAACCGCATTTTAGAAACCAAGTTGAGCCGGTATGTATTTACCTTTGGGCGCAACACAATCGGCCTCCGTGTGATCCGGCTATCTGACGGCGAACCGCTGGCTTTGTTTGGATCGTAACCATTCACATCAAAACCTGGCGCTCGCTATACCCCCCAGCGGCGCCAGGTAAACCACACCTGCAATCATGAAGAAACCACTTCTCAAGCAATTCAGAACCCTGGCAGCCACTTTGCCGCCAATGATCCACCCGAACACAGAGGGCCAATACCGGGCATACGCTGGCACAGCCGGGAAAAAAAGCCTGGGCAGACAACTGGTAAAGTACAAACTGTCCGGTGTCCCCGTAAACCACAAACGCCGAATCAAAAGGGCATACCAGCGCGGCGGCTGGGCAGCTGTTGCCAAATACGATGCCTACATCCGTAAACACACCACAACCGCAACCGCATGAACATAAACAAGGCAATGGAGTTGAAAGCGGGGCAATACTTCGCTGAACTCCACGTAAAGAAAAACATCGTGATCCACCACACCGTCAGCAGCACGGCCAAAAGCGCTCTGACTTGGTGGTCCTCCCAGGTAGAGCGCATTGCGACGGCCTATGTGATCGACAAGGATGGCACGGTGTATCAGGCGTTCCCGGAAATGTTTTGGGCGCATCACCTGGGGTTAAAGACCAGCGACAACGGGCGCCGTAACCGGCAAAGCATCGGGATCGAATTGGTAAACGAAGGGCTGTTGGCTGGCAAACCTGGGGAGCTGCATTGGCTGGGAGAAAAAGGCCCGATCTACAAAGGGCAATCCATGGAACTATCCTGGCGCGGCGGGCGTCATTGGCCGCTGTACACACCGGAGCAAATTGCAGCCCTGCACGAACTTGTCGTGGCAATCCTGGGCAGGCACAAAGGTATCGAGCCAACGGTGGCACCGTTGGGCGTTTTTGATGCCGCGACACCGGATAAATACGGCATTTACTTTCACCACAATGTTCGCACAGACAAAACCGACGTGAGCCCTGCTTTTGATCGGGACGGTCTGTTGCAACTGGTAAACCCGGAAGCGTATGCAAAAGAACAAAGCAGCAGGGCCAAACCTGGACCGGTTGAGCCGGTTGGTGATGCACCTGCAGAAGGGGTACCTGGCGCATAAACGATTCGCCTTTGACAGCCTGTACAGCGAAGGCCCGTATCAGGAAAACGGTTGTGGGTCGGCGGGTTGCGCCCTGGGCGAAATGCCGGCTGTTTGGCCCGAGCGTTTTTGTTGGGTAATGTCCGCGGCTGATGATCCGCTGGCGATATGCCTGGGGGTAGGGCTTACGGGCACCACCAAAACGGTCGGCTGGAAGGAGGCGGCAATGGAATGGTTCCAAATTGACCAAACGACCTACTACTACCTGTTCAGCCCAGCGGGTGCAGGGCTGCCAGTGTCAGCGGATCGGCAGCAGGTAGCAGCACATATCCAAAACTTTATCCTGGCGCAATCGTAGCCATGCTACCACACGTCAGGGCACACCGTACACATTCACAAATCAAACCACACATTCACATGACACCGGATCAATTATCAACGGGCAACACCCTGGCAAAAGAACTCCAGTTTCTTTACTCCGTTCGGGATGCCATTAAGGGCGCCAATTGCATCACACTGGGCGAAGGCGATACCGCAAAATTGCCGTTCAAATACGGCAACTATTTCAACGACCTGTTTTATGACGGTGGGGCACCCAATAAGGCAACCAACAGCGCCGGCGCCGTAACCTTCAACTACAAATCAGCCGGTAGAATACAGGCTGCATCGCCCGAACAGCACAACCAAGAATCTTTGCAATCCGCATCCTTTGTGATGGGGTTTGCGCCGGCTTTGGATGTGGTGCGGGCCGTAATGCTGGCGCACCTGGACCAACTGATCGACGCCAAAGAAAAGAAATTCAAGGCGCTATGATGGCCGGGGAATACATCCGTTTTGAGGTATTGGAGGCACCTGGGCCAAAACGCAAGACGCCGGTTTACGGTGTTTTTGTAAAGGACACCGGCCCAGGTGCCACCCCACTCGGCGAAATACGTTGGTGGGGCGCCTGGCGGTGCTTTACTTTTTGGCCGGCGCCGAATACCATTTACGAGCGGCAATGCCTGCTGGACATCATTAAGTTCATCGACGCACTGATGGCGGATCGCAAACAGGGCGTCCCGTATCCTTTAACTTAAATCAAAACACATGGCACAGCGTACCAAAGTACTCAAACGGGGCGGCCCGTTTCAAACCACTAACCATCATGCCCCCAGGCAAACCCGGAGGCGCCAGCCGGCGCACCCTGGTCAACCACGTTGGCAACCTGGTAAATGGCTTTACCCCGCTTTGTTTCTTGTGCTGTTGGCCCTGCTGTCATTATTTATTCACCTTTCAAGGCATTGATACCATTATGAAAAGAAAGTTGAACCTGGGGCAACTGGTGGCCCTGTTTTGCCTGGCGTTATTGTGCGTCGGGTGCGCAACCGAGCAACCTGTTGCGCCTGATCCGGAACAATGCTCAACCTGTCCGCCAGTCATGCAAGTGCCGGCTGACGTAAAAGGAAACTGACCATGTATTTCGATCTTCAAACAGACGTCACGCCTCTTTGGACCGGTGACCTTACCGTACCGAATAACGATCAACCCGAGGAACGCGAAGGGATGAACCCGGAGATATGTGACCACGGTTGGTTGAGGATTTTGTGCGGCACCTGCACACCTATCAAACCTATCAAACAACTTGTTAAATCTTCAAAACGTTATGTGTCAAAAGTGCAATAATCCACTTTGTTTTGGCGGCTGCGCACCGGCTGCCCCCAACAAACGCACCCCACCGGCCAACCTTACGGATGCAGATTTGCAGCGCGGCGGCTGGAACCAAGACGTTAGCGACGCCGACCTGCAGAAGTTTAAAGCAGAGGCCGAAAAGGCGATCCAGAACACCGGATGGCCTGGCGCCTGGGGGCAAGTAGTACGGGACTTTAACAAAGGCGATAGCACCTAAAAAAAACTGTTTATGGACGTACACAACAAAACAACAGCACAGCCCGGCGACCAAGACACCGGAGCGCCACAAATGGAGTTTTGGGCCATTGTGGAATTGATGGGGCACCAAAAAATCGCAGGGTACCTCACCACTATCAACACTGGCGCCAGCGTATTTTTCATGGTAGATGTACCCGAGATTGGATTGGCCCAGGCGTTTACCCGTATTTTTAACCCGGCTGCCGTTTATGCCATTAACCCAGTGGATGAGCAAACGGCCCGGATCGTTGCCAACAGCCTAAAGGCAAAGCCGGTCGCGGAGTGGTCAATTGATCGGGCTATCCAAGTGGCTTTGTCCAAACAGGCCACCGAATTAGAGCCTGGCGAAGATGATCCAACCGATCCAGCCCGCGACCCCTGGGCCAAAGGTGAGGGTTGGGATGATGACTGATTACTGGGATCGCTGCCAAACGTGGCAGCGACATTTCGCATAATTTGCCCGGCGCCGGTGTGGTAAACACACTGGCGCCTTTTTTTTGCAAACAGCCGCACCACCTACACCGGTGCAGGCTATTTTTTTGTCCAAAAATTTAAAACGCTGATAATCAACAACGTAGTTTTTTGAGCCTGTTTATGCAAAAATGTGCAAACTTGTATTAAAATGTTACATAATATGTGTTGATAATCAGTGTGTTAGGTGTAACAAAAAGCGTAACATTTGCGGGGGAATACACGTATGCGCGTGCGCGTGTGCGTGTATATGTGTGCGCGTGTGCGCGTACACGTGCATAATGCGCGCACGATGTATCTCTACAAATATGTGTAACATTTATAATATTATAGTTTACTTATAATAATAATAATACTGGTAATCAATGGTTTACAAAAGCCGAAACCTCTAAAAACATATTAAAATGTTACACCCTATGATCTGGTTTTCAGGCTATTACAAATGTGTTAAATAAATATATGCAACACCTATCTGCCTGATATTCAATAAGTTGCACCGGTTTAAACTTAACAATAATACAACGTGTTTTTGTAAAACGTTGATAATCAGCCCGTATGGTGTAACATTTTAATATGAGGCAAAAAGTGATGTTTTTTGTAAAACGTTGATAATCAGCCCGTATGGTGTAACATTTTAATATGAGGCACACAAAAAACAGTGTTGACTATCAACGTTTTAAGTGTAACAAACGCGCTAAAACACTGTTATTCTTAATGTGTGCAGCCTATGCACACAAATCATACCTTTGGTGGATGATACAGATAGATGTTTCACAGGCGATCAACACCATCAGCCGCGAGTTTGCCCAACGGCTGACACCTCGCCTTTTGGCCCTGGGCATCAGTCGTGCCCTTAACCATACGGCAGCCAAAGCCAAAACAGGGGCAATCCGGGAAATACGGCGCCAATACAACGTACAAGCCAAATACGTCAGGGCGGCCATGAAGCAGGTACGAGCCCGGCCCAGTTTCCTGGAAAGCCGGATCGACGTATCAGGGCGCCCTTTGCCCCTGTTGGCCTTTGGGGCACGGCAAAACAAACGCGGTGTGTCTGTCGCTGTCATGGCTGGGCAGCGCAAACAGGTCCAGAGAGCGTTCATCCGTACCATGCCATCGGGACACAAGGGGGTATTTGCTCGGGGCGGGTATCAACGTGGACAATTCCAGTTTAGGACACAAAGGGTAAAACGTGGTGGCACAGACACCCCCATTGCCGAACTGAAAACCCTGGCTGTGCCCCAGGCGTTAACCCATACGACAGTTATCAACGCACTGGCAGCGCAAATAAACCGTGACCTACCTGATCGCATACGCCATGAGTTTACTCGGTTGGTGGCAGGGCTTGGTCCGTCGTCGGACTTCGATGGCATTGCATAGGCCAACCGCCAAATAAAAAACCAAAAACCAAAAGGTACTTCGACGGATGGAAGACGATGCGGGGCGACGACC